GGATGCAATCTGCTGGGCGCTCGGCGGGAACAAATTCAAACCGTCCGAACCACACCGGGACGGATCCGTGTTAGATCCAGAGATCCACATCACTTTGTCAAACGGCTTGGTTGTGGAACGTAAGGGGAAAAACTCGGACTTGAAGGTAATTGATCCTTCCGGGCAAAAAAACGGGCAGAAGCTTCTCGACAGTTTTATCTCCGAACTTGCGTTGGATTTACCGGCGTTCATGCATGCCAACGATTCCGAAAAGGCAAAGATTCTCCTGGGTATCTTGGGCATCGAGGAACAGCTTGTAAAACTCAACAAGGAAGAAAGCACATTATACAACCAGCGGCAAGCCATCGGCAGGATCGCCGACAGCAAGAAAAAACACGCACAGGAAATGCAGTATTTCCCGGATGCGCCCGAAGAGCTGATCTCTGCATCCGATCTGATCAAGCAGCAACAAGCGATCCTGGCTAAGAACGGAGAGAACCAAAGGAAACGACAAAATCTTCGTGAGCTTTTGCGTGACAGGGAAGCTAAAAGCGCAAAAATGAAAGCCATCGCCGACGAAATTAAAAGGTTGCAAGAGATCCACGACTCAATGGTGGTAGATATGATTAACTTGAACAATGACATTGAAACCGCACAAAAAACCGTGGAACAGCTACGGGATGAAAGCACAGTCGAGCTTGAAAAGAGCATAACCGACATTGACACAATCAATTCACAGGTGCGTGTCAACCAATCGCGCGCCAGGGCGATGGACGAAGCCGAGGAATACTCCAGGCAGTATGAAGACTTAACGGCGCAAATTGAAAAGATACGTTCGGATCGAATCAAGCTTCTAGATAACGCAAACCTTCCTTTGCCCGAATTGTCCATACAAGACGGGTGTCTGACATACAAGGGTAAAAAATGGGATTGCATGAGCTCTGCCGAGCAGCTACAGGTATCGGTGGCCATAGTGCAGCGATTGAATCCAAATTGCGGCTTTGTCCTGATGGACAAGCTGGAGCAATTCGACACCGACACTTTAAAGGATTTTGGCGACTGGTTAGTTGCACACGGGTTGCAGGTTATAGCCACCCGTGTTAGCACAGGCGAGGAGTGTCACATCATTATACAAGACGGTTTCGGTGGTGACGTGGAAGAGTTCGAGATTTATCGCACACCATCATTCAAGGAAGGAGAGTTTTAAATGCAAGTTAACGTAGGAAAAAATCTGAGACCGCAAAAGGTTGTTTTGTATGGTCCGGAGGGAATTGGTAAAACAACTTTCGCGTCAAAATTTCCGAATCCGCTTTTCTTCGATATCGAAAAAGGATCCTGCTTATTTGATGTACATAGGTACAGTCCAACTCCGATCAGCTGGGAAATGCTCGGCGCTGCATTGGTGGACTTTAAGAGCGATCCGCAAGGATACAAGACACTGGTGATTGACACTGCCGATCAGGCCGAAAGGTTTTGCATGGAGAGTATATGTGCTCAAGCCGGTAAAACGGGGATCGAGGACTTCGGTTATGGCAAAGGCTATGTATATCTTGGTGAACGGTACGGGAAATTCTTAAATTATTTAAATGAGTTTATAGATATCGGAATCAATGTCGTTCTACTTGCTCACTCATCATGTCGGAAATTTGAACTTCCCGAAGAATCCGGATCTTTCGATCGGTACGAATTGAAGCTGGAAAAAAAGACCACACCGTTGCTTAAAGAATGGGCGGACATGCTTCTTTTTATGAACTATAAAACCACTGTTGTTGAAACTGAAGAGAAGAAAAAGAAAGCTGTCGGTGGCAGGCGCGTAATCTATACATCGCATCATGCATGCTGGGATGCAAAGAATAGGCACGGCTTACCCGATGAGATTCCTGCGGAATTCACGCAAATTTCGCATTGTTTCCCGTCGGCTGTCGCTGATCCGATCGATCTACCAAAGTTTGAACCCGCTAAAAGCGATCTAAATAGGGTAGAAGACGTTAAAAAGACAGACGATCTTGCGGGACTTATACCTGAGCTTGCTCAGCTGATGAAACACAACAACGTAACCAGGGCGGAGCTCCAGCAGGTCGTCGCACAGAGAGGATATTATCCTGCTGACACAGACATATCGGTGTATTCGGAAAAATTTATAAAGGGCGCAATCATCGCGGGATGGAAGACGGTTTACGATATGGTACTGCAAAATAGAAAAAACGGAGGTAAATAGACAATGGCTGATTATATCGACAACACACAACTTGATAGAGAACTTGGGTGGGATGACGTCATAGAAAACGATTCGGAGTTTATACTCCTGCCCGAAGGGGACTATCCGTTTATGGTGATAGATTTTGAAAGAGGTAGACACGGTGGCAGTCAGAAGCTGCCGCCGTGTAATAAGGCAATCTTGACAATCAACATCGCCAGCGATCAAGGAGATGTCACCATAAAGCACAACTTATTTCTCCACAGCAAGTGTGAAGGATTGTTATGTAACTTCTTTACTGCGATCGGACAACGCGAAAAAGGTGAAAAATTGAAAATGGATTGGAACAAGGTGAAAGGATCCACCGGAGAGTGTCATATCATCATTGACGAATACAAGGGCAAAGACGGCAATTTGTACAAAAGCAACAAGATAAAAAGATTCTTGGAGCCAAAGCAAACATCATCCGACCCGGTACAACCCATGAAGCAATTCGGTGCCGACAATGACGTGCCGTTTTAAGGGTGGTGAATGTGATGGAATTAAGACCATATCAAAACGAAGCGAAAGAAGCTATCGAAAAAGAATGGAGCAACGGCAATAAAAAGACATTGCTGGTCTTGCCGACAGGCACCGGCAAAACGATTGTGTTTTGCAAGTTGTCGGAGGACTGCGTAAGAGAAGGAAAGCGAGTACTTATCATGGCGCACCGAGGAGAGTTGCTCCAACAAGCCGCAGACAAAATGAGTGCTGCCACAGGGCTTGCATGTGCCGTGGAAAAAGCCGAAGAATCTTCGTTGGACAAATGGGAGCGCATTGTAGTAGGCAGCGTGCAAAGCTTAATGAGAGAAAAGAGACTAAATCGGTTCCCAAAAGATCATTTTGACACAATCATTGTTGATGAGGCACATCATGTAATGGCAGACAGCTATCTTAGGGTACTGGATCATTTTTCGGATGCGGATGTCTTGGGGGTTACTGCAACCCCCGATAGATCCGACATGCAAAACCTCGGTAAGTATTTCGACAGTCTTGCATATGAGTACACTTTGCCGAAAGCAATTAAAGACGGCTATCTTTGTCCCATAAAAGCACAAACAATTCCTTTGCAATTGGATATTTCCGCAGTAAAACAGCAAGCAGGAGATTTTTCTGCAACCGAACTGGGGACTGCATTGGATCCATACTTGGAGCAGATCGCAGTGGAGATGTCAAGAGCGTGCATCGGCAGAAAGACGGTTGTCTTCCTACCGCTCATAGCGACATCCCGGAAGATGACACAGATCCTAAAAAACAAAGGGTTAAAGGCCGTTGAGATTAACGGCGAATCCCAGGATCGCGAAGAGATCCTTAGGGATTTTGATGAAGGCAAGTACGATGTATTGTGCAACTCCATGCTCCTTACAGAAGGCTGGGATTGTCCGTCGGTTGATTGTATCGTAGTTCTTCGTCCGACAAGAAGCAGAAGTCTTTACTGTCAAATGGTAGGGCGTGGTACGAGGTTACATCCTGGAAAAGATCATCTACTGCTGTTGGATTTCTTGTGGCACAGCGAGACGCATGAGCTCTGCAGACCTGCGGGGCTCATCGCCGAGAGCCGAGAAGTAGCACAAAAAATGACCGAAACAATAAACGAGAACGGCTGTCCGGTAGATATCGTGGAAGCCGAGACGAGAGCTTCGGAGGATGTAATCGCAGAACGGGAAGAAGCTTTGGCCAAGAAGCTTGCCGAGATGAGAAACAAAAAACGCAAGCTGGTGGATCCATTGCAGTTCGAGATGTCAATACATGCTGCCGACCTAGCCAACTATACTCCGTCTTTCGGCTGGGAAATGGGCCCTGCAAGCCCGAAGCAAATCGAAACACTTGAGAAGCTCGGTATCTTTGCCAGTGACATCGAATGTGCCGGAAAAGCAAAATTATTACTAGAAAAATTAGACAAGAGACGTAAGGAGGGATTGGCTACACCGAAACAAATCAGATTACTTGAGAACAAAGGGTTTAGGGATGTAGGAACGTGGAGATTCACCGATGCTCAGAAAATGATAGCAAGGATCGCCGCGAACGGATGGCGTACACCGCTGGATATAGACGTGGAGAACTATGGATACCAACAATTTGCAAACGGTTTATGACATCCTGGATAAACTCAGTCCGTCATCGCTGACATATGACGAGTGGCTTTCAGTCGGTATGATATTGAAAGACGAGGGAATCTCAATGGATGTTTGGGATTCGTGGAGCCGATCCGATCAACGCTACCGTGGAACCAAAGAAATTGCAACCAAGTGGAACAGCTTCCGAGGTGACGGAAACCGACGCGGCATAGGATCGCTTGTGCACATCGCACAGCAATACGGTGCAATGCCACATGCAAAAGACACATCTTACGAGCTTGATTGGGACGACGAGATATCAAGGGACGACGATGACAGCTTCCGGGTGGTGGACAAAAACTGGATCCAATCCGTCGAGGTTGTGGAACCGGGAAACGACTGGGATCCGGTAAAGGACTTGATTACATACTTATCGACATTGTTTTCTTCGGAGGACAATGTCGGGTATGTAACCGAGAGTTGGCAAAAGGATGACAAGTTTTTGCCGCAAAAAGGTGTATGGGACAGGACTGCAGGGCAACTCATAAATGCACTTAATAACTGCAACGGAGATATCGGCAGTGTGTTTGGAGATTACAAGCCCGAGGTCGGCGCATGGATCCGGTTTAATCCACTGGATGGTAAAGGTTGCAGAGACGATAACGTGACCGATTTTAGGTATGCCTTGATCGAGTCCGATAACCTTCCGATCGATGACCAGTACGCAGTAATCAAGGAGCTGGAGCTCCCAGTCGCATGTCTTGTGCACTCAGGAAACAAGAGCCTACACGCCATTGTAAGGGTGGATGCGACAAACTACGAAGAATACCGTAACCGTGTGGATTTTTTGTATGACGTATGTAAAAAGAACG